TATTAGTCTTTTCATACTCGTTAGGTATGTTGTTTATACCTTTTCTTTTAGCTGTGTATGAAAGCGTAGCTTCTTTGTAACTAATGTGATCGCTTATCATTTTCTTCTCTTTACAGATTTAACGCGACGAGGCTTACCCGCTGGCTGGCCTAGCCTTTTCTTTTCAGCTATTTTTTTACTTTTTTCAGAAGAAGACATTTCAGATGCTGTTTTTGGCGTTGCGCTAGATACGCGTTTTTTAGGGCGACAATATGGCACACCTCTCTTTTCACCTTTTCTTCTGCCACATGGTTTGCCTGTTCGAACGTCAACCCATTCTTCTTTGAACCATCTACGCAGAGCAGCACCTTTTTTAGTTTTTCTTACTGCCATTATTTATTTTTGCTTTTGTTGCCCCAATTGGCAGCGCCAACTTTACGGCACTTGCTTAATGCTCCACTTGCATACGCAGAAGGGAATACTTTATATCTTGCTTTTACTTTATGGTAGCATGCGTCTTTTTTTCCCATAATATTATCTTTTAACTTGTTTTCTTTCTACTTGTTTTCTTTTTGTTTGTTTTCTTTTATTTGATTTAGGTTTTTTAGCTTGGGATTCTATTAATCCAACATCCCATTTGCTATACCCTAATGCAAGTGATATTGCTTGCCAAGTTTCAACATCTTGACGCACAGGTGTAGAAAGGTTATCTAATTTACGTATTACGCGATCTGCAGGTAAATTAGTAGTTGCCGCTATAATTTGCCCAACTGCTTCAAAAGCAGGATTGTCCAAGCTCACACCTTCAGTTCTCATTTTTTCTCGTGACTGACGATACGTAAATGATCTACCGGCTGAAGCTAGCTTGCTTATTTTAGAATCAATTGGAGGTGATAAACTTAAAGCCTCTAAAGCAACCTTCTCATAATTTGGTCTACCACTTTTGTATTGCCTTATTACTTCAAGAACCATATTTTTGCCTGTAGCAACAGCAGCACCTGCAAATCCAATACCACGTAGAAGAGAATCAGCAGTGCTATTAGCAATCCTATAATATCTTTTTTCAGTTTCTTCGTCTTCTTCATCGGTAAACATTAAAGCAAACATTGCAGATTGCAAACTAGAAAATATAATGTTTTGAACAACACTATAATACATTAATTTACTAAGGTTTGTTTTCCAATCACCTCTACGATTAGCTAAGTCTAAGACAGCTTTTTTACTTAAGCGAGCGTATTGCATAGGGGTATTAGCAAAAGCTAATATAACGCGCCCTAAACCGCTTGCTTGCTGCATTGAAATACGGTCTGGTCTTGATGATTGCTGTGTTTCTTCAGCAACTTCCTGAAAATCTAAAAACGCTTTATCAGCTGCCTCTTGTTCTGTCATACCCTCTTTTATGTATCGCTTTAATCTGTTGCGATAAAACGAAGCACCACCCATAGCGATTGCATGAGAGTCAGCAAGCTGTGTTGGCAAGAATCCTTTCTTAAGTATCGATGCTATTACAGACCTAACAGGATTTGTACCCGATTCTGCTGCCTTAGCAATTTCGTCTGCATTTACATCTGTTTTTAATCCTGATCGTCTTTGCTTAAGAAAATCAGAGTTGAATAAGAACGTATAGTCTTTCCAAAACTGTGGTTGATTTACAAATGCTGCGCCCGCAGACAACGGATTATTATCGCTAAAGTTTATAAAGTTAACCATTGATAGCTGCTGCAATAATGCTGATCTTGAGTTAAAGAACATAATAGCGCCAACAGAATCATTAACCCAGTTTATTAAAGAATTTGTAAGTTTATTTGCTCCAGCTGGTCTTCTTCTACCAGTCTCCATTCTGTAAAGAATATCCTCCAATGCTTCGGTATAGCTTTCCCCAAATGCAGCCTTTAACTTATTCATTGTTTTGTCGGTAAAGAAAGCGTCTTTAGCTGCTTGCCACGGTTTTAAGTACTCAGATCTTTCAGTTTTGTTCACATACGTTAAAAGATCAGTAGTCATTGAACCGGCATCCCAACCATTATCGGGCTCAGGGTAGCCCATAATAGATATACCTTGTACGTTTTGAGCAAACGCCAATAAATCTTCATTACCTTTAACAAGTTTTACGTGAGGTGCAATATCTTTCTTTTGCATACCAGGGACAGTATAACCTAAGCTATTCCATATATATATTCTTACTGAATCCTCGTTTGTAAATCCTGTTTCGTTTTTCCTTGAAAGACGGGTAGGCGTTCTGCGTATTAACTTTTTAAGTTCTCTAAAGTCTGCCAGGCGCTTTTGCTTCGCTGAATCAAATTTTCTTATCGCCTTACCGAATGGGTCAAATAAGTTTTCTTTTAAAAACTTTAAATCGTTATTACCCTGCTTGCCTTTGCCAACCATATAGTACATAAGACCCGCAAAATCATCAGCTGAAGGTGGTATAAAAAATCTAAATCTACCTTTATTTTTACCAAGCATTGTAGCAACCTTGTCAGATATTTGTTCGCGTGTGCCAAACCCAGTTGCTCGTGCAATCACTCTGTTAAATTCAGGAGCAGCTTTTGAACTAAGCTTTTCTGTTATTTCTTTTGGATTTAATGGTGTTAATCTTTCTTTTATACCGGTTTCATCATATCTAGATTGCTCGCTACCTACTTGTTTATATCCTAATTTAGTTAGTTCATTATCTGTTTGTTTTGAAACTAATGCTACTTTGCTGTTTTCTAAATTTTTGAAAAGCAATTCTCTACTCACTAGCTTATCACTAATTAAGTATGACATGCTCATACGTGCTAGCAATGAGGATGGGGTCATGTGCTCATATACTAAATTGTCAAAGTTACCTTTTTCAATGTAAGAAACATTACCCAATAATTTTAGGGCTGTCCGCATGTCCCCGGTTTCTAGCTGAAGATATGTTCTTGCCATATCAATATCGCCTATACTTTTAAAATAATCAATTCTAGACTTAAAATAATCTAGCGCTTTTTTAGATTGAATATCAAACTCTGGCTTAAACTCCTCAACACCCATTCTAAATTTTTTATTAGTAGGATCTTTTAAAGCAGTAATTTGCCCTTCGCCAATATATATTCTGCCATTTTTTATTTTAAATACACCTTCAAATTCTGGAAACTTTTCAATTATTTTGCTATACACATTATCCCAAGCCTGTTTGTTTGTTGTAAAATACATAGAGCCTTGTCTTATGTTTCTACCTTCAAATCTTACAAAGTCTATAAATCTATCAAACATTTGGTCTTTTGGAGCATTGGTAATGTAATCTAAAGCAAAATTAATTTGTTCTTTGGCATAGGCCTGGCCGCTGGTTGTTAATTTTCCTTTTTTATTTATTAACCTTAATGTTAATCCCCCAGAAACAGTAGCAATACCGTCTATTACAGAAATTAAATTAAACTGATTATCGTTTATATATTCTATTTGAGTTTGTCCATATTGCTTTGTCCTGTTAGGAGGAAACTCACTTTTTAATTTATCAATTATACCTGTCACGTAGTTTTCAGGTACATTTAATTTATTAGCAATACTTAAAGAGCTTTCGCCTTCCTGTATTAAATTAACAAGCTTTTCAGTTGGTACCTCTTTAATTTTTATACCTTTATTAGTTATTGAAAACTTTTGCCGTAAATCTCTATTTACTTTTAATGCTATTTTAGCCGCTTCCTGCTCTGTATAAGGCTTTGCTTGAATTACCCCAGGTGTTGCATCATACGCTGTTTGCAATCCTATATTAGCACCTAACTCTGATTTTCTGGCTGCTAGCGTGGAAGGGGAAACAGTGTAGCCAAGGATATCTGACATTGACTGATCGCCTACAGGCCCAGTAAAGAACGCTTGTATTTGTGCATCAGTAGGATTTAATACCTGATAAAGTTCAGGACCATCAGCGTCATTTTCTGTATATACTCTGCCAAGAGCGGTGTACTTATCTATTTCTGCTTGCGTAGTTAATCTTTTAACATACTTAGTAAAAATCTTTTGCGTATCTGGTAATAACCTTTCAATTTGTACCCAATAAGAAATAGGCAAGCCTTCTAATAAGTTTTGTTTGTTTTCTATAACAAAATCTGCTAATTTCTTTTTATTACCTAATGCTTTTTTAACAATAGGCATAAGCTTTTTCTTGTATGAGTCAGTAACAAACTTTCTAAAATCACGGCTATCTATAGGTGGCAAATCGCCTTCAAAAGTTTCATAAGCTGCTGTTCTAATTTCTTGCGCAAGCTCAGGTGTAATAAACGGTTGACCACCAACAGTAAGCGTAGACCTTAGCTGTGATTCAAAAGTTTGCTGCTCTTCTGTTAAACTCCTGTCTACAATTTCTTCTATCTGCGCAGACTCTGTGTCTACTGCCTCAAAACTTCTACCCTCTGTTTCAATGTCTGTAGATACGGTCCTGACTTGCTGAGCATATTTCTTTTTGACATCACGAAGTGCAAAATCAACTATAGGTTTTGACCCAAACAAATAACCAAATAAACTTTCGTTTTTAGCTGGGTCAAAGTTCTTTAAAAATCTTTCAGTTATAACTTCTCTAACGTTACTTATAACTTCACTTTTTATATTTTCGTCAAGCGAGCCTATATTTTTGTCGGCATTAACAAGGCCTCTTACATATTTACCTATAGCGTCGCCTTCCGCAACTTCATTATATGCATCAAAATAATCTTCAGATTTTTTAAAAGCTTCTAGGGTTTTATATTTTGTTTTGCCATCTGGTGTTTGTACAAACTTATCAAATATACCTTTAAGATCTTTTTTATCAGGTGATACGCTCCTGCTAAACTTAGGTTTTAATCCGCCTTTGTCAAGTAAGTCTTTGATTAGCTCTAGCTTTTGGTCCGCGGATAATGCTTCATATGTACTAAACTGACCAGATTTTACTTTATCTTCATTTGCAACATTTGGAAACATCGAGTTTGCCGCGACTTGTACAAAGTCGTATTGATCAAACGGAGATAAATCACTTGCAAATATAGGCTTAGGGTCTTTGAATATTTTACTTGCTTTATTTGTAAACTCTTTAAACTGCGGCGATTTACTTTCTGGTGATACAATTAATTTTCCTTTTGCACCTTCTTTTGCTAATTTTTTAATACCTTCTCCCCATTTACCGGTTTGAAAACTTTTATTGTAGTTTTGGATAAATTTTATAACATCTTTGCCTTCGTCAAAAGTTATATCTTCAGTAACATTTTTACCAAATAATTTTTCAAAAAATTCTTTTATTTTTTGTATAAAAGATTTATTAGGCGTTTTAAATGCGCCATTAGCAAGCCCTTCGGCATAAAGAGTTAAACTTTCTTCCCATGCGTTCCCCTGTTGTTGCTCTGTTGTGGCTTCCTGTAAATAACTTGATAATCTATCAAAATAATCAGAACTTACAATTTTATCTAAGCCTTCTTGTTTTATAAGTTCATCATGCAAAGCTTTTCCTAAATTAGTCTGCGCTTCAGGGTTATTTTTAATGGTTTGGTATAATACGGCATGTAAAAATTCGTGATCAGCTGTTGTTACAACTTTATCTTTAAGTTTTTGTTCTTTATTTATAAGTATTTCTTGTTCATTAGTATTAGGGTTTTGATATATTACCCCATATTTTCCATCAAACTTTTTTGTTCCTTTTGTTTTTGCTACGTAATCCTCAAGCTCGGATTGCTTATCAAAAGATCTTATTTTTAAATCCGGAATAACACCCTGCTCTTGTGCTTTTTTAAGCATTTCTTCTCTTTCAGCAATGCTTTGTCCAGCTTTATCTAGGTCTATTGAATTTTTTATTTTAACTATACCGTTTGAAATTGCTTTATTTTGATTAGCAATAATTCCTTTAGCAAGCCCATACTGTTGCCCAGTTATTTTTTTATCATTATAAGATTTTTCTAAATCTTTTAGCTTAGTTTGATTTTCTTCTTTTTGTTTTATGAAATTATCAAGCTCATTCCTTTGCTCTTTTGAAAGACTAGATGTTTTTATATATGCGTCTTCAAGAAATGTTTTTAAAGATTTTTCAACATTTTGTATTTGTAAATCAATTGCGCTTCTATATGATTTATCTTTATTTAAAGATCTTTGTTTTTGCAAGGTGCCTATAGCGTCAATATGGTCCATAACTGTTTTCATGGACCCTTCATCACTTCTCAACGCTTTAGCTACACTAGATGGGCCAGCAATAACACCTGAGCCTATAAATCCACCTAAATAGCTTTCTAAGCCATCGGCGCTTGCCATCGCACTAAAGCCGTCAGCAATAGCATTATTTAAAGATTTACCTTCAGCTAAACTAGTGTTTACTACTTCTAATCCAGTTTGAGTTACCTCTGTTATTCCTTCTTTATTTTGTGTACCTAGCAAAGAAACTAAAGGCTTAAGCCCGCCCGCTCTAGCTGCAATTTGCTTAGTAATTCCTTTAAAACCTACATATTCTAAACCACTTGCTAACGTGCCAAGAGCCAATGGAACCGCCATTTCAGTTTGGTTATTTTCTACCAACTTTTTAATAGCATCAGGGTCATCGCCATATAATCTTTCGGCTTTTTGCACGTTGTAATCTATGTACATTGGCGCCGTGATTTGAGGCCCTAATGAAGCGCCTCTTGTTAAAACGGCGGGCACCATAGTAGTAACTAAACTACCAACTACATTTGTTATGCCATTAAATAGCTCAGGCCCTGAAGTAAACTTAACATTAAAAGGGTCTGTTATATCAAATTCTTCAACAATTTTACCCGCTCTTAAACGCTGAGATACTAGATTTTCAACTTCTTTATATTTGTCTACAATATATTTTTCAGCTTCTTTTCCTAACTCTGCAACATTTATAATATCACCCTTTTTGTATTTTTTATCTTTTCCAATTAAAAAATCTGCAGCATCTCCACCAGCTACGTCTTTAATGTAATCTACAGCAGCTCCCTTAACGCCTTCCCATGCCTCTTGCAAACCTAATGGAATATTTAAAGCAGGGTTAATGACCCCTCCTGCATATGTAAAAGGCTCTTCTGGTCTTTCTCTTTCGCTTTTAGCTAATTCACCTATATAATCCGAAAGCATATCATATTGGTCAGAAGATAGCTTTTGTGATTCAGTTTGTTTTGTTGGTTCTGGAGCTAAATCCAATAAAATATTTTCCGAATCTAAATCCATATTCGGTTGATCGGGCACTGCAGTTTCCTCCACAACCGCACCCGGAGTTGTGGGAGTTGTCTTTCCCGGCTCAATAGTTTTTAAGCCTGCTTTTTTAATATATTCCTCTAAAGAAAGATTTGAGCTTGCGGCCGCCTGTTCGACATCCTGCAAAGAATATTCTTTTCCGTTTAATTCAAACATAATTATTAATTAAATATTGGTAGATCGTTGCTAAAAGATTGATCAAGTAGCTGTCTGATTTTTTGCATAGCTAAATCTTTTGTTGGGCTGCTGCTGTATCTGCTATCTACAATGCCTTTAAATAAATTTTCCTGCTGATTTCTATTGCTTAAATCAAAAGGAAAATCTTCTTTATTGCCTTGACCCGTGGCTAAAGTTAATGTTAACACAGGCTTGGTTTTGCCGCTTCCTAATCCGCCAAATGGTTGGTCTTCTATTCTGGCATTTAAAACATTTTTGCCATTAAACTTTGAATTTTTAAAATATTTTATATAGTCTTCCGCGGTTTTTAAATCAGTAATATTTGTTAATAAGCTGTTTAAATCTCGCATAGCCGCTATATCTTTATTGTCGGCGGGGGTTTGCTGACTAGTGGTGTATTGTTTATAGAAGCCATCGTGCTCTGTAGATAACCCTTTAACAAGCTGATCAGCAATTAATTCTCTAGCCTCATTTAAATTGTTTTCTTCAATAGCCTTTAGTATTTCAGGAGTTTGAAGACCTGCGGCTGTAGTAAATCTAGGGTCATCATCATAAACAAGAGAAAGAACTCTTTCTTTGCCTCCTTGAGCTAGCGCAGTTTGTATTCTTCTTGCGTATAAGTTTTGCTTTGAATCAAATGTTTTTCCTTTTAAAGCATCATTTTCAACCATAATAGCAACTTTATCAATTTCATTTTGAACTTGATAATCTGGTGAATAAAAATTACTAATTTCTCCAGCTGAATAATTTACTGTTTTGCCGTCTACGGTGTTAAATAAAAGCTGACCGTTTTGAATATTTAATTTAGCAAGTCTCCCGCCGCTACCAAATATAGAAGACGCATTTCTGTAGTTGTCTTGCTCACCTATAGTATATCCTCTTGAAAGTCCACCTTGATCTACTGCCGTAATATACTCTTTAGTGTCATTTTGAAAATTATTTAACTCACCGTTTAACGTTTCAAAGCTATTTCGTATTGATTGCATTTCATTGAGAGTAGCCATATAAGCCTCATCGGAAGATGACATATTAGCTAATTCTCTAGCTTTTTCAGCGTACGATTGTTTTTGCTCTACTAAATAATTATTAACATCATCCCTCATCCAACCAGGAATTTTATTTATTGCATTTACATTTGGTATTTGGCTAATATATTGCTTTGTTTCTCTATCAATTTTTTCAGCTTTTTGTTTTTGCTTTTCTAAATTTTGTTTTTGGTTTTCCAAATAATTAAGAAAAATTGAAGTATTTTTTTCAATTGCTTTTCCAATTATAGAGCTGGTTCCTGCACTTCCTCCGGATGCGGCTTTTCCTATTTTAAAAAAATCTGTTGCCATTTTATTGTGATGTTGTACGTGTTGTTAATCCGCCAATTTGCGGGAGTGTTGAAATTTTTAATGGTTGTGTTGTAACATTTGCGTAAGGGTTGAGGACAGACTGTGTGCTTGGTGTGCTTTTTTCTAATCTTGACATTTGAGGTGGACTTACACTAGGAGTTGCCTCTACCCCCCCGGTGTCGGTTTAGCTCCCATAGCTAGTATTTGACCTGCGCCGGTAACCCCTCCTATCGCCGTGCTTAAAGCTTCTTGCCGTGCTTGATCAGCTCCTTGTTTTCTTCCCGCTGCCATTTGAAGCAGGTTACCTGTTTTTTGCATTTCTAGCTCTTGAGATCTTGCGTCACCAGAAGCAATTAACTGTTGGCGCTGTTGTTCTCCTTGAGCTGTAAGCATTTGATTTCTTTGTTCTTGCTGACCTATACTAGCTGATGCGGCTTGCGATGCCTGCGTTTGTTGATTGGCCAATGCCTGAGCCAATGAAGCTACTCCACTGCCTCCGGCGGATGAGGACATTGAACCTAATATATTTGCTGTGGACTGCTGATTTTGTTGAGCCGCAAACTGTGCTGCTTGTGTATTTACAGTTAAATCTTCAAATGTATTTGATAAATTAGCATATGGATTAGAAGTATCTAAATTATTATAGCGAGCCTTCATAGCATCAAATTCAGCTGCTGCTGCCTTTTGCTCCGCTCTTCTTTTACCTCCACCGATCAACCCACCAGCAATTCCGCCGGCTGCTGATATACTTGCGCCTATAATAGCTGCTGTTGCTATTCCTGCCATAATTTTTCTTTTTTATTATATTCTTCTATGGTTATAGAATACAAAGATTCTTCAACCTCTTTCATGTCTTTAGTGTTAGTTGGGTTTTTATGTACGTTTATAAATAAAGAATCTTCTAAAGACAATATTAATCGTTTTGCTCCTTTAATAGATTTTTCATAACATGGAGCTATATGTTCAACTTGTTCACCATTAGTTGTAACTAATATTCTACCATACATTAAAAACCAAAAATGTTCTGTATGATGATTAGCGCTAATAACAACACATTGCTCAGGCATATACATTTTTCGCATATAAAGCTGATCAGCAAAATCATTTTCAATACGAAATACTTCGTTATTTACTAAATTTTTACCGTCACCATATATACCTTCAATATGGTTATTTTCTATAAATACGTTTTGTAATGTTTCTAAATCAGAAAGTATTACGCTCTTTTCTTTATTTGATTTAACTAGATTTTTTGACATATAATTATTATTACATGTTTCCTAGCTACTTAAAAAGACCTCACTGTTGACTGCAAATAATTCTTTTTTTGTTGTAGAAGTAACTTCCATATCAACTTCTGCAAAATAACCTATAATACCTGTAGTATTTATTTCTTTCTTTTTTGTAAAAAATATAAAATCACCATTGCCAGGTCTTTTAGCGTCATCTTCAATATCACAAGTTATTGTATTTTCTGATATTGCTATACACGGCCCCACCTTATAAATTTTATTATCTTCGGAATCTTTAAAAAATACAATATCTGCGCCTGGATATCCATTAGTATTGTTTGCCTGCAAAGATACGTTTAGCGGATTTGTAAATGTTAATGTTACTGTTGCCATAATTTTAAATAAAAATTTAATTTGAATCTGGAGTCCAAATTGTTCTATATATACGAAAAGCAGTGAGGTCTGACCCGCCAAATATTCTTATAAATAAAGTAAAAGATTTTGTTGTTGCTGGTTTGTTATATTTAAGGGCTATATTACCGTCCCGAGGTTCTCTATCAACTGTGGTGGCGGTTGTATCTGTAGCATTTGTAAATACAGGATAAATTACGCCTTTTTGTCGAGTATTGCCGCTTTGTGAAAGGTGATTTGTTTTACTGCTTTTTCTTAAATTTTTACCTGTATTTATAACGCGCGTGGAAGCGTCGCGAGCTATGCTATGGTTCACTACATCTCCATTTGCATCAGTTTCTGCATTAAAAATTGAAGCATTAGTGCCCTGTAGCTGCGCGCCATTTCCGTTAGCCCCAACATATGTATATTTTGGAGCTGAAAGAGTTGAGGTTGAAGGGTCAGTGGTAGTGCCTAAATCATCTCCAACAAATAAGGTGTCAGCCACAACCTGAGCCCCAGTCTCTGTGTTAGTTAAATCATTTTCATCAAATAAAAACTGAAATCTATCAGGCTGATTAAAGGCTTCAAAATGAGCTTCAAAAGTGCCGGAACTAGTGCCTAATACTATTGGAAAAATAAAAGTACCTTCCATGTCACTCACATTCTCAACAGTTATGCTTGTGCCAGTGGCAGGAACACCTACAGCTATACCTATTGTTGCTGGATAACTATCTCTTGAAGTATTGTTAACCTTAAAATCAAAACCATCATCAAGATTAGTACTGTTATCATGCCCATAATAAACTGTAGCGCTGCCCAAAGTATATGGTAATCCAGATTGAACTATTTGAGTTTGTTTAGCTTGATCAATGTATAAATCACCATGAGCCGGCAATGTTTCTATAATATATGAAAGAGTACCGCCTCCGTTAGAATCGCCTGTTAAAGTTATTTCTTTGTCGCCTCCTTTATTTACAGCAAAAGAATTAGGATTTGCTGTGGGCTTTTTTACATAATTTATCGTTATTGTTACGCTATCAGATAAATCTCCGTCATTTACAGAAACTACTATTTGGGAACTATTATCAGTTGTTCCTGCGCCATCTGTAAAATTAAAGAAAAATTCAGAGTCATTATCAATATTTACGTTATTAACACCTCCGTTTGCTGGCTGTGCAACGGTCCAATAAAAAAGATCATTGTTAGGGTCACTTGCTACAACTTTTACGAATAAAGTTTCGCCAGGAAAGTATTCATCACTTAATGTTATTGCATTATTTGAAACCTCTTCCCCGTTAACAGTTCTAATTATAGGAGCATCATTTTGTATTGTTAAATCTACAGTGCCTATATTTGTGCTGTCTTCATAAGGGTCTTTAGCTTTAAATGTAAACTCGTCTTTATAATTAGTGCTGCCGTCGTGAGTATAGTCAATTTTTTTTGCTATTTCTTTAGTTCCGTCTGGCAAAGTTCTGCTATAAAAATCTACTATATTATAATTGCCGTTGCTATCAACTGCTAATGATCCGTTTTGGGGAGGTTCTACAATTTCAAATGTTAAATTATCACCATCAATATCTTGTCCGGCTAAAAAAATTTCTTTTAAACTATTTCTTTTAACAGTTGTTTCAAAATCTTCAACAGATGATTTATTGTTTACTTTTATATTTGTATCTAAAGAGTAAAGTGTTGTTACATTTTGATCACCTATTACATCAACTTCGGCGTCTAAAGTAGCAGTTATTTGATTGTTGTTAACTTTTGTAAAAGTTAAACTTCCAAATACAAACTCTGTGCCGCCATTATTGCTTAAATTAGTAAACGTTGTTAAATCAACAGTTGTGCTGGTTAAAACTAAAAATTTATCAGAAGTAATAGTAAAACTATGTGTTAGGTCCCCTTCGTCAGCTAAATCTCTATTTGCTCTTGCTGTTATTGATTTATTAGCAGATATAGTAATATCATTATCTGTATGTGTTAAGCCTGCCTGTACAGTAACATCGCCTAGTTGTTTTATACTAAATGTATGCGGCTTTTGATTTGTACCCCCAAAATTTGTAGAAACTCCATCGCCGGTTAATACAAAATCATATTGGTCAGTTGCAGTTGCTAAAATACCAGGAAATTCTATTGTAAAAGAATGAGAGCCGGTAGAATCTAATGTTTGATTAGATATAGACAATATAGATTGTGAAGCTTGGTTCTGAACAGTTAAACTAAACTGCGCAACAGGAACCCCAAAAACTGTCATTTTTCTTTCTTCTCCAATTGTTTCTATAACTATTGTTCGTAAACCATAATCCTGTATTTCAACAGTAGGTGAAAATATAGTAACTGTATTTACGGTAAATGCTATTGAGTCGCCAGTTTCACTTTCATTTGAAAAAGTATATTTAACAGTAAAAGTGACTTGTGTAACATTTCCATCAGAATCAGACCCCGTGGTTGTTCTTGATATATCATATCTGGAAGAGTTTTTTGCAGTTAAAACATAAGAAGGTAATGTTTCAAAATGAGTACCTGATTCTGCTGAAAAAACTTTTGTTAGTACAGTTACTTGTTGCCCAAAATTTCCACTGCCACTATATGTGCTGGATTCTGAAGAAGGTGTTGCTCCAGAAACAGTAGTTGAGTAATTACCAGATAAACTATATGATTGCAAATTTGCAACGCCATCAATATCAATAACCAAAGTAGTATCGGCATCTGGCATAACAAAACTATCTGTTAAATCAACTAATACTGAAATATTATTTTCAACAGAATTCGATGCACCTGTATTAGACAATGTTATACTGCTTATGCCGGTTGGCAAGGTAACTCCGTTGCTGCCGCTGGTCCACTGTAAGTTATTACCGTTATTTGTATAGGTTACATCATCAACACTAAAATCTGCAGCATTTAAAACATAGCCCTGTGCCGGGGTTATTATTAAAGTAGCATTGTCCGCCCCAATAGCAGTGCCACTTTGCCTAGAAAAACTCTGTGATGTTATGCTACAATTATTTAAAGCCATATTATTCGCCGTCTTCTTGTATTGTTAAAGTAAATTGTGTTATATCTGTTGATCCAGATATTGATCCCAGTGTTCCTATACCCTGCGTTAAAAATTCTTTGCTATCAAATCCTCCGGTCTGTAATTGTTGATTCCAGTCTTCATGATTGCCTTTTATAAAGTTGTAGTACATTCCCTCTTTGTCTTTGAACTCCAAAACTTTGCCTTCTTGTAAATTTGTTTTAATTTTAGGAGCAACCCATTCGCTACTTCCTTCGTATTTAATTGTTTTAAAACTTTTTACATTTGAGGGATTTGCATTAAGCACTAACTTAACAGTAGACTTATATTGAACGCCATAAAAATTATTTCTAGTTTCATTGCCATGACTCCATATAACACCATTTTTAAATGTATAATATTTATTGTTTAATGAAACTCCAGCTTCAGCAATAAACGATTTTCTAGTTGGCCAACCTTCAAGACCTTGCATATAGCTGACTGTATCATCATTAAAAGATAAATTATAACAATTAGAATTATCATCATAATTACCAATAACATTTGTAGCGGTGCTTAGCTTATCTTTAAAATAATCTCTCATTCCCTGTGCAGATATTTCTTCTAAGCCATTTCTTGAAAGCCTTAAAACAACACCTCTGTTTTTATCTGTAAAAAACGCTCTAAACCCATACGACGCAAAGCTTTCTGGATTTTTTGATATGCCATATTCACCAACATATGGTATAGTTTGGCCCAGCACATTGTTATTTGCTGTTATATTAGCATTACCATCTGCATTAAATAAAGCATCCTTTTGAGCTAATACTTTTAAACATTTGTCTTCACATAATGTTATAAGATCAGTATCTCTTGCGTGCAATTTCTGTATAGATCCGTATGCCGGATTTAAATCTTTTGTTATAGGTAAGCCTTGTATAAACTGATTTAAATTATTTACACCGGAAGTTGAATTAAATATTTGAGAAAATATAAGCCCGCTTGCTCTTCTTTCTTCTTCATAAGGCTCATCTAAAACTGTAGAAACCTTAACACCTTTATCAATAGTAGGCGCATTAAAGTCGTCATTTATTCTGTTAGACTCTACACCATTTCCAAAAGAATAACAATTAAACCAATTTAATATTTTAGGGGTTGCTGCTTCGGAAACAGGAAAAGCATCAGATGCTTCATAATATATATCTATATCAACAGCTTCTTTCGGCTCTGTTTCAAACACAGAAGGATTAGATGAAGCTAATAACTGAAAACTATCTGTAAAAACCTCTTTAACAATTTCAATTCTATCAGAAGTATTTGTGTCTTGCCCTATTTCAAGCCCTCTTTCAAATGGTCTATCTAAAATTATTTCCATTTGTTTTCTCCAGTTACCAGCTTTTTTAGTTTTTTGCCGTCTATCAAATCTTCTCTCTCTTGATTGTATAAAGTCTTTTATAGTATATATCTCGCTTTTTTGATTAGTAGTAACATTAACAAACCTTAATAAAGTGCCGACTTTATTTAAATTGTCGTCTAGCAAAGGCATTGTTTTGTTTACATAATGACCATTTGAAAACGCGGTTCCTGCTGAATATCCAATTTGAAATCTATCGCTACCCGCTGTTGGCGGTCCCTTTGTGAATCTAAAATTTCTATCAAACCACACTGTAAACTCGGCTTTTGTATCTCTCCAACCTGGTCCATTTTTTGTACTTTTTTTTCTTTCGCCAGCTCTTCTGTCAATTCTATAAGGAATTGCATTGCTACTTTCTATAATAACTTGTTTTTCAACGCCTGAAAAAACATCTATAATATTTGTTTTTATATTTGAGTCTCTATTAATTTTAACAAAAAATCTTCCTTCAAATTCTTCGTTTTTTTCAATCTCATCTTTATAAACAATTATTTCAATTTGGTTTTGACCAGTTTCTATGCCACTTAAAAAATCAGCGTCTTCTTTTAATGGCGTTTCTAGTGTCACTTTAAATTTATTGCTTGACGTTAACCCTCCGCTCTCAATTTTGTACATAAGAGTTCTTTGTCCGCCGTTAGAATCATTTTCTATATTTTCTACAATTTTTAAATAATTCGGCGCTTTAAATTCTTTTACAAATTCAGGATTTTTTTCTATGCTTGCTGTAAAAGCAAAAGATATTGCGTCCGTTACAGGCTGATCACCAGTTCCAATAGTACAGTCTGTTCTGGCCACAGCATTTCTTTTCTTCGCTATAAAATCAGGAGCCTCGTTTGATATATCTAATATTTTGTACTTAATTACTTCGTCAGGCATATCTTCAGAGTCATGCTTCTTTTTTAAGTACATATAAGTTTCTTCATATACTTTATTTCTTTCTGATGATGGAAAACTAAGCCATATATTGCCATCTTCAGCAAAATAAAATCTATCTAAAGCAAGATTGTAATATTGATTTGAAGTTTCTTTTATGAAGTACTTAAAATGGGTTGCCCAACTCGGTGGTTCAGAATTTATTGAGGCAGTAAGCTTATTTTCTTTATCAGCCTCTTTGCTTCCTATTTTTAAAGTAGAGTCTTTAGTAGTAAATATAGGCGTTTCTCTTCCGTATTTATCTTTCCAAACAATTCCTAATTGATATGTTCTTAAAGATTTTACAGAAGGTTTTGCTAAGCCCCTGTCGCTATGTGCTTTTGAATCTAAATAAAAACTTGCAGATAAATTATCTGCTACATTGTAATTTTGCAAATAATTTCCATAAACTATTCTATTGCCTATAATTTCTTGAGATTTAGCTAAGCGAGGTACATTATCCCATGGTCTTAGTATTTGATTTGACTCAACAACTTTATGTATAAGCTCAGATTCTATTTCTATTTCTCTATTGTCTAATGGAAGAGTATCTACTGTATATATGTTTGTTGAAACGCTATCTTTATATAATACTTCAATTTCTTTAACGCCCAGAGGAGGAGACTCTAAATTATGCACTCTAAGAAATCGCATATTGTTTTTCATGCCCTCATTAAAACCATCTGTAGAAAGATATCTAAATTTGCCAGGAAAAAACGCCACAGTTGAAAAAGGAGAAAAAGTTGAATATTGATTATCTTCATATCTCCATCTATACGCAAATCTGCCAAACGAGTTTTCAAATATAGGTTCGCCTTCTTTGAGCACAGTGTCCCAGGTTAAGTATTCATTTGGCACATTATCTGGAATACTTAAAATTTTAAATCTTGGTATTATAGCACCTGAGCCTGTACCTAAGCTTAATATAACTGTAGAAACAATTAATTCTTCAGAATTTCCATCTTCATCTACAAAATTGTTTGTCCATGTTATAACATCTCCCACTTTCCAGTTTGGCTTTACATAGTAACTTCCGTTAAACTCGTACCCTGCAGGTCTTGATTCAAAATCGGGACCACCGTCTACTTCAACCGCAAAATTAAAGCTCTGCGAAATAGAATTTATGCCGGTACCATTACCCTCTCTTTTAGAATCTTTTACTTCTACTGAGGGAGCTGTTAAAGGTGACTTTTTAATTACAACAACATCATCTTCAATAAAATCTCTACCGTATATTTCCGTATGAGAAGTGTCACCGCTTAATGCAGTTGCATCTTTAAATTTTTTTATATTTATTGATTTTGGCTCGTTTAAATCATCTGTAAAAAACAGCAAGCCATCAATAATATTTATACCAGTTATTAAATTATTTTTTGAAAAATTTAAAACATTATTTTTATCTATAAGTATAGGAGATATTACATTAGTAGTTTGGTCTAATTCTAATATGCCATCCTGATTATCGCCTGTTATAAACCAATATATTTTTTCTTCTTTGTCGTATTTAATAACACCAATAGTAATAGCATTGTCAAAACCATAATAGTTTGTATCACTGTCATTTAAACCCCATAGGGTATATGTATTAAGGCTTGGATTGTAGGATCTATTAAATATTGCAGTATTGCCCAATATGTTTTCTATAGCACCAACATCGCTGCCCTCAGAGCTGGCAACTTGGATGTTTAGCGCGTCTCTATATTGATTATTAGGAATAAGTCTTTCGTCTAGGTCTTTATTCATTTTCCCAGACGTAAATAAATTCTTAATTTCAGGCATATATTAGTGTTTAATCCATTTAGACTTACCTCTTAAAGTTTGTGTAAGTTCTTCTATTTTAAGATTTGACAAACGTAATTTTGCTTGTCTTATTGCTGCAAATCTTTCTTTTTTAAATCTTGCTACAATATATTCCGGTGTATTTTGTCTAGTTGACAATATTGAATGAGCGATGCTTTTATACATAGCCTCTTCTGCAAATTTATGTACAATTTTTTCTTCCGCAGTAGCAACGCCGTCACTTATGTATTTTAGCGTTACAACTTTATTAACCATATGGCCGGAAAAGAATATTTTACCTTTGATCATGTCTATAAAAAACGACCCATTAGAATTCATATGCTGAGGGTCAGCACCGTATCTTCTCCCATGCAGCACCTGGAATGTTCTATTGTCTTCTATATAAAAATCTTTTATAGCGTCCGTGGTTGCATTTTGGGTTTTAAACTTTTTAAATGTTTCAGATTGATCAGCTTTTAGCAATTCACCGCTACTGTCAAATAAATAGTTAAATTCGCTGTCTTGTAATAAAGCCGTAGGATTGCTTGTTTTTAGCGCAGGCATAATAGTATGCTCAATTCCTTTATCGTCACACCAGGTGAGCTTAATGTAGTTCACATAGTCGTGTGGTAGCTTCATTTCAAGACTAGATGGTATTTCAATCTCTTGGGATTTTTCGCTTCGTAGCGTATCGTAGCTTAATTCTTGAATTGCTCTTTGAGCAAAAAACAATACATTACTTCTTTTTGCTTTTGGTATAATTTTTTCTTCACCAACATAGGCTATTATAAAATTATTTACAATATCTTTTAGCGTTAAATACTGATACCCTCCTAACTTGTTTTCTGCATTTATTTGGACAATTGTAATTAATAAATCAAGCTTAGGGGCTCCTCCTGATTCTAATACATCTGTATTATTTGTATTTGCATCAAATACTATTGCTCCACCTGTATATTCATAATTATTAACATTAATTAAATTACCGTCTACAAATACCTCTAATTCTCCTTTAGCTTGCGGCAAAGGGTTAAACATATCAGTAGTTAAAGGAAAAGACGTTCTGGCGCCTGTTCCAGTAAAATTAACACTGTTATTATAATAACGCTCGTGTGTTATATTAAATAATGCCATTTATTATGCTTTTTCTTGTTGAGTACTTTTTACTTCTTCAGCAGTCCCCATTTGATATATACTAGGATCTTTTATAGATACACCCGCTAACTGAAGAATTTTTATAACCAATTCAGTTTCTTCGGATTCATGTAGATGAAAATTTTCGCTACTTGAGCTATTCCAAAGGGCATTTCCATTAACCTCTGTAAAAGCCCACTCAACTTCATTAGGAGCGTTTGGCTTTTTAATATATTGAAATGTAACGTCTGCGGTTATTTCAGAATTGCCATATACTTTGATTCCACTTGCGCCTCTAGTGTATATAGGAAAATCATTTGTTGGTTTTGAAAGCGGCGATGAAGTAATGTATAAATATTCGTTTTTATTAACGTGTTCTGCTTCGCTTCCGTTATAAATAACTGAGCCAAGTCTATAAAGATCAGACGGCTCTGGCCAATAGTTATTTGTGTATGTAGTTGAACCAGAAGTTTCAAATAAACTTATTTTTTCTTCAAGTATATCAACCATATCCGAGTACTCTGTGCTATTACCCGGCAATCTGCTAAACTGATTTAAATCGTAAAAATATTGTTCAAATATATCAAGTTCTGCTTGATTGGCGAATAAGTTATATTCAGTAGGTGATAAATACCCACGCTGTTCTTTATTAAGTATTGCCAATACTCTTTGATATACTGTATCTACACTTATTGCCATATTATTTTTTTAATAAAAAAGGCCCACAAAGTTGTGAGCCTTTCACAACTTTTAAGCCAAACGTTTTTCTATTGTTTGGTAAACTTCAATACCCTCGTCCGTTTTAAAATATGCAGCTAATGCTGAATATGGATTTTCATCGAATGGTACTGTTATTAATTTTCTATTATTGCTAGCCCAAGCAAATGTTCTTTGATCATTTGAAAGCTTTATAATGCCTTGTTCGACTGACTTAATACCTATATTTCTAATATTTATATTTTCGTCATTTGCAAGCTCTATTAATAGCCCCGGGTTCTTTTTAGCGAATACCATCAAGTCTCTTTTAAGCTCTCTAGACGTTAACCCAACGACCTTAGAGCCTAATTCAGTTCTTAGTATTGCTTCGGCTTGATCAACTTCCATGCTCATTGCAATTTCCATTGCGTCAAACTCTAACTCTATTTGAGATAGCTGATCTTCCGCTTGTTCTTCTGCATCAAACTCTTCGTAAATTTTACCCTTTCCAGGATGATACAGTGATAGTATTTGTTGCAAAACTACTTTTTCTTTAGGTACAGATAAAACACCGTCTGAAAATACAATATGTTCTAATCTTGATTGCCCTTTAAACTCATCTGCAAAAGGAGTTTTTTGGTTCGCAGTATACTTTATTTCTCTTTCATACCCTAGTTCTTCGTCGTACCACATTATATTTTTTGATGAAATAGTATAAGTTAAAGGCGACTGATTGCCTAGTAAATAGTATGTTCTGTCTTTTCGCTCCCAACTTTTAACTGGGGCTGTTTTTGTTTCTTTTTTTGCCATGATATAATAAAATAAAAAAATTAAAATAAACCCAGGGCCAAATAAATGACCCCGGATTTAATGTAAAATATTAAGCTTTAAACAACATAAAGTTATTAGCCGCTTGAGTTACTAAACATCTTTCAGATAAATAGTGAACCTCCATTACGTCAAGGTCAGAAGTTGCTGCCCCGCCAACTGAACCAGTAATCCAAGATTTCATTCTTCGATCATCAGCTTCAGAAGCTTTATAACGTACGTGTAAGAAAGGGCGACGAACGTTTTTACCTAACATTTGATCGTATACAGAAGAAGTACCAGCTGGAACTAATACACCTTCAATATCTGAAAACAATCCACGAGTAGATGAGTTGTTTAGATATTTCCAATCAGTTTTGTAAAAATCATACGATCCTCTTCGGAAGCCTCTAAATCCAAGATTAAGAGCCATATCCTCGCTATTTTCAAAAATACCGAAAGCAGTACCACCAGCACTACCAGCAGAGATATTCGCAAGAGCGTCATCAACTTTTAGTGTAGATGTACGATTTAAGAAAAGTAAATTTTCTTCAATAGCACCTTGCTTATCTAGCTTTTTAAGTATTTCATCAAAATCAGAAATAAGGTCTGTGGCATCGTCAAAAAGTTTTTCAGCTACGTGACCTCTTGCCTGAATAGCCGCGAAGAGCCCTTCGGTACCTGCGGTATTATCAGCTCCCTCAGTTCCTAAAATAGCGTCTACGCCTCCAGAAGATTTTGCAAATTCTGCTTCAACCATAGTCATTTCTAAGTAGTCTTCAAAGCGAACGCGAGTATCGCCTTCAGCCTTCATGTACCATAAATAACCTGATTGCCCTCCTTCACCGGAAACTTCTACCCAGCCAATTTGAGAAGCGTCAGATCCTGATACTTCAAATTTATCTTTAAGAATAATTGGCTTGTTTGTAAAAGACTCAAATTCAGGTGTTACAGATCCTGTCATTCCCGCTTGGCCCTTTTTAAATTCAGAACCATAAACGAAAAAGCTACAGGTATTAGCTCCAGCGTCATCAACTGTGTCAAAACCAGTTACAGCCCCAACAGTTGCTCCCCCAGAATAAGGTACAACAGTTAAAGTAGTGTTATCAGCTGCAACAGCGCTAACATAACATTTGATAATAGTAGGAGTTGTTTGATTGTCTGAAAGAACAATTGTTTGTCCTGCTCTTACTGCATGCGTTCCCGCTGCGGCTCCATTAATATCGATTACGCCTGCATTAGTAACAGTTGCTCCTTCATATGCTAAATGCAAACGCCCTTGCTCAGACCAAATAATTTGATCAGAAGCCATAGGCATTTCTGCACCTACCATACGTAGGAAAGATGAGATTGAACGATTTCCATAACGCTCTACTTCTTGTTCGTAAAGCTCAGGAAGATATTGTTGGGACCAGTTTTTGCCGCCGCTCCCGTGAAAGTTTAGGTAATTACCAGCTGTTACAGTTTTACTTGCGTAAGGTGTAAACTCAGGTGGTAAATTGTTACCAAAATCAATTGCTGCCATTTTTTAAATTTTTAATAATTTTTAAGTTTTAGTTTTAATTTAGAAGTATCATCTCCTGCCAAAACTTTTGCTTGCATACCGCTTTGAGTATTTTTTGTATGCACCCCTCTCGGATCCATATTAATATTCTTAGCTGTTTTCATGCTTTCTTTCATCGCGTCGGATTTTCCTTGCTGATAAAAGTGATTTGCAATAGCATCTGCATTCATAGCTGTAAATAATGATTTGTGATAACCTTTTGCGTCACTCATAACCTGGTCCTCATTTAGAAACTTTCTAATGAAATTATTAATGTCGCTCTGAGTTGTTTTAACCTCATCTGTGTCTTTTACATTAAATCTGTAGCGTTTATCACCGACTTTATATTCAAAACCTTTGAATTCGTCATTAAACACTTGATCTGTTTTTTGCAAAAATACAGATTTAGCTTTTTCAGCTATTTTTGATGATTCTTCGTTTTCTGTGTTATACCTATTGAAAAAATCTACAGCCTTTTGTTGATCTTGCGTAAGCCTAGACCCAGCTTTGATTTCTTCATAGTATTTGGTTTTTAGCCCTTCGAGTTCAGACTTAGCGCTCGCTACCTCTTCTTTGAATGCTAATTTTTTTCTTTTTACATCTCTTTCATCGTCAACTTCTTCATCAAATGTAAATTTATCTTCAATAAGAAAGTCGATTTCTTCGGATGACAGATGTGGTTTAGATTGTTGATAATATTCTCTAAGTAATGCAAGATCATCTACATTTGAATAATCTTTGTTAAGCGCTACATAGTCTTCAAGCGATCCGCCCGTTTCGTTTATAAAATCAACAACCTTTTGAATATTTTCAGGAAGCTCTATACCTTGCTCCTCTTCTTTTTGAAATGCTTCTTCAACTTTTTCAGCAAGATCTTCAACTTCTTTAATAGTTTCTTCTTGCTCCTCTTGTGCTGGAAGTTCTTCTAAAACCGTTTGTTCAGTTTCTTCTTTTACTTCTTCTTCTTGTCGTACTTCTTGCAGTTCCACTTCGGCTTTTTCCCCAGCTTCTTCAGCCGGTTCATCTCCGCGTAGCACGCTGCCCTCTGCTTCTTGTTCTTGAACGGCATTTTCTTCTTCTTTATTTTGTTCGGCGGCAGGAGGCTGATTTAAATCAACTTTATACATACCGTCTTCAAATACAGTGCCTGCTTGTTCTTGCAGGGCTTCTTCTTTTTCTTGTATTGATAACTCTTCGCTTTCAATAGCTTTTGCTTCAACGTTTTCAGACATAATAAAATATTATAAGATTATACACTATACATTACTTGGGTTCAAAAGAACCTAAGTCAAAATTACCGCTAAGTATATCGTTTCCTGCGGATTCAAATACTTTTGGTGGTAAATTATTTTTTCTTTGATCAATAAGTTCGCTTTGTTGCGATGCTTGTATTTTTGTTCGCTCATCTTTGCGATCTTCTTTTTCTTTAATTGCAGCTTTGCTGCCTTCAACCTCTATGCCTTTTAATTGCATATTCATTTGAAATTCTAGCTGCATTAAATCTTTTTTAAGCTGAGCCTCGTTTGATAATTTTTGCATTTCAAGTTGTGACTCTAGTTGCTTAAGCTCTGCTTTTTGAGCGGTTAGTGCTTGCTGTTTTTGCACCTCCGCCTGAGCAGCTACTTGTTGTGATTGTGCGTTCGCTTCAGCTTGAACTTGTATGTTTTGCTGTTGTATCATTTGGTCACGCTCAAGCTTTTTGCGTCTACGTATTTTTAGCATTTGATTTGCAAGCTGAATATTTTTAATTTCTCTTAAATCTATAGCATCTTCGAGATCAATTAAAGATGCTGACAATGCTGTCTGTATATTGTTTTCAAGCTTTTGGGCTTCTTCCTCGTCAGGCATTAAATCAATAAATATTCCAAAATCGTGTAAATGCAACTCATTCAATTCTGAAAGTGTAGCCACATTATGCACTCCTATTGCTTGTATAAACGCCTCCCTTGCAGGCGAGTACTCTATAATATCAGATATTCTTAAAGATATTTTTTCGGCAGTTTCGGCTGTTAAAAATAATCCAGCCTGTAATATATGTCTTGTAGCTGTATTAGAATTAGCAGCTGCTATTTTTTGTATACCAACTAATGCGTTTTTATCAGGCGTGCTACCGTCTCTCGCTTCATTAAGGCCTGTAGCGTCTCGCATCATTTGCAAATAATAATTATACGTGCTTATTAACGAGCCTATTTTATTATTACCAGAACCAGATGCAATTTCTTGAATTGGCACTTTACCTGGGTTCATATCGCCATCAGACGTAAACGATCTTCCAATTACAGACCCTGTTTGAAAAAACATATTTAATGCTTCTTGCGGATTATAATTTGTTCCATTACCCAAATCTATTTCGGCAATACCATCAGCGTCTAAATAAACACCATCCGGCACCATGCGCGATAACACCTGTTGCAGCTTTAAATGCGTTAACTGAATCATATCTGCAAAACCAGTTACTCTGCTAACTAAAGATTCGACCTTACCGTTATATATTCTAGGGGCTACTATAGAATAATTTGTTCTAATTTTAGTAGAGTCACTTTTTGGACGCAGCATGTTTTCAGCAAGTTTCCAATCGAGCAGCATATTAGCGCCTGGAATATACGCGCCTTCATACAGTACTTCTATGTTTCTAGCTATTCTTTCAAATCTAGCCCTTGCGTCTATAGGTGGATTAAACGTTTCGTCTTTAATTATAATTTTTTCTGCGCCTGTTACAGTGCTTTTTACTTTATAAACTTCGTTGTGAAAGGTTTTATAATTAAAATATAACACATCCACAGTGTTAGCGTCTTGCCTATTTGTTTCTGTATTAAATTTATTATATATTCTATAGTTTGAATAACCTTTTGAGCCAAGCTGCTCTAGGTCCTCATTAGTTAAATTTGGAAACTGCTTTTTAAGTTCATTAACGGGTATTGTTTTTATTTCTCCAACATAATATATATCTTCAAAATAAGGTGATTCTGTAAAAGAATAAACTAAATTAGCGGGATCAACATAGCTAATTTTAATGCCTTCTGAATTATTATATTCAGTTTTAACACACGCAATACCTAATACAGCTAAATCATAATAAAAACGTTTTTTGGTGAGCTCGTATCTATTTTTTTCTAAAGTAACAGATATAGCTTGCTCCTCTGCTATTTCAATAGCCTGTTTATAATTAAGCTGCATGTGCAAAGCAAGTTCATCTTCATTTTGCGGTAACTCAGACACATTGCTTTCTCTTAAATTAATACCGAAGTTTTCAGCCGCAAAATCAGTAAGCTCTTTACTGCGAATATCATTAAGTATACTTTCCATATACTCAGTTCTTTTTTCGACGCCAAATGGATCTTGTGAATATGCGTTAACATCATATGTTCTTTGGGCCATGCCATTAACAACTATATCTACAAATTTTGGTATAATAGGCACAGGCTTCCAATCTAAATTAAGATAAGACAAATCTCCATTAATAGATAATTCGTCTTTATATTTTTGTACAGACTGCTCGCCGCGAGCATATAGTCTAAGTTTATGATAAGAATTCTGATTTATATAATATCTATTGCCAGAAGAATCTCTTTTAAACCATTCGCTTTCTATAGCACGAGCAACATCAAGACCATATTCTGGGCTTGCTTTTTTAATATCGCTAGCCGTTTGGCTTGGAAAATAACTTTTTACAACTGATTCAGCCATAATTTTTTATTAGTTTTGATTTTTGCCCTTCATTTTTATACCTTGCGATATTAAAGGATAATTTTAATTTTTGTCGTTCTTGGTTAGGAGCATACAAATGCCTGTTGCATGCCATAATAGCTAATCCCGAACTAATAGCGGCGTCGAATTTTGTTCTTTTATTTAGATCAAACTTAGCCCAATCATTAAGTGTGCCATTAAAATACATTTGACCGTAAGTTCCATCTTCTACTAATCCTACATATTTTTGTATATAGGATTCTATAGCGGCTGCATGAGCCTGCTTAATATCTTCACTTGAGTTAGGCATTCCGCCTATTTCTTTTTCAGTAACAGACAATTTATTAAATGCTTTATCAGGTCTGTTTATTGAAAACTTCCTATAGCCTCTGCGCTTTAAATAATATAATAATCTAGGTTTATTGTTTTCTGCGAGTATCGGCATACCGTAAAAATGTAATGCCATTAATACATCTTCAAAAAACATTTCAGCAGTTTGAGGCCGTGCAATATATTCAAGAAAAAACATATTCGCAGGGGCTTCTTCCATACTAAATTTAGTTAACCCGTGCAACGCGCCTTTAGATCCTTGCCCATCTGTTGTTCCTGATATATCATATGAGTCACAACCAAATGCGCCGACGTGCTCGTTTCCGGGGTACAACACCCCTCTTTTCTCTATTACGCGGTTTTGAAGATTTGTAGGCGGCACCCAACTTACTTTAAACCTGCCGTTTGGGTTTGGGGTGAATACAACACTGCTGTCCTTTATACCGTTTGCCCAACTAAAGCTACCTTGCGTTACACCTGCTGACGAATATATATCGTCGTTGTAATCTATTTGTTCGTATATTTTTGCAAGGTTAAATATGCTATTTTGTGTCTCGTCTCTAAAAGCATGCTCCTCCGTACGTGGAAACTGCCTGTACATTTCGTTTAAGGCATCCTGGTCTCCTTTTAAGCCATCAACTTCATTATTCCAATGATCTATGACTCCGACCTCAATAAGGTCTCTATACGGGCCTTCAATCGGCTTTTTCGGCGTATCAAAGACAGGGTTTCCAAAAGAATCAATGAATCCTTCGTAGTTCCATTCCATAGGTATGAACAAAGAATATAATCCTGAGCGAGTCTGTCCATTTGCGTTTCGCTTTGTAACGTCCGAATCATAATATAGTTTTTTAAAGTTTTCGCCACCTTTGTCTAAAGCATTGCTTGTAGACCCCATCAAACATTTACCAATAACCCGACTACCTAACCTTAGCGTTGTTTTTGTGACTCGCCAGTTGTTGAGGATGTTGTCCGGCCGTTCCCATTTGCCCGATTCGTCGTGTACGAGGAGTTTGAGTTTTTCGCCGTCATAGGAGTTGTCACCCGTGTTCTTCCAGTCGATTGTCGTGTCAAGTCCCTGCAGCTCTTCCCGCGTCTGCCCTGACTGTATAGATTTACGTGTGAGTTTTGAAGCGGGTACTCTATATGCAAGCTCGGTTTTGGGACGATCCATACCGTCTTGTATTGGTTTAAAAAAGAACGGGTAGTTAACGGATATTGGAACAACTTTATCTGTGAACATTTTCTTAGCGTCAGCTCCAGATTTGGAAAGTATGCCAAACCGTGAATCGGACGATATTGTTGCCATATTAACAGCTTCTGATGATGCCATAAATGAAAAGCCAGAGCGTCTGTTTTTGAGATAGCACATTCCATAACACCGTTGATCGGCTTTACATGCTTCCCAAAATATAAAGAATAATCTGTTTGCTTCTCTAAATTCAGGGGCCCCAACGTCAATCTTACTCCACTGCAAGTACATGTAATGAGTACCGGTAATATAAGTAGGCTTGTCCTTGTTATGGAACCAATGACCCTCATCGCGTCTTTTAAACTCTTCATCTATATATGGTTCCCATTGATCTTTAAATTCTTCTGGATAACTTTTCCAATCAAAGATAGTTTTTATTCTATTTAACTCTTTAGGGTATTCGCTTTTACCCCATTTATTTTTGCCTTTAGTAATCTTGGTTGGCATAGGAGGCAGTGCAATCTTTAAATTTTGTATGCTATACACATCGCCAATTTGCCCTGTCTTACTAATGACTACAACATCATTTTCTTTATCGTAGCCGTACTTCCATCGCTTTGCTTTGTTGTGACGTTTAAGCGTATTTATTTTAATCGGTTGAATAACCTCAAATAAAGTTTGCTCGTACATTATCTTGATCTTTTTTCCGCAAAGCCGCTAAATGCTTCTTTTTTTTCTTTTTTAGGCTTGTTTAGCAGTATTGATTTTTCTTCTTCTATTCTATTTAGAATTTCAAACGCATCAAATATTGCAAGCTTTTTAGTTGCTGCCGCATTCTTAAGCCTATCTGCAGAAACATCATCTTCTGTATTTGTTATGATTTTTTCTTCTGCAACATGTATAAGCTCATCAACCGCCTTGTAGCCAGCTCGGATTATATTCTGTTTCGTCTCCTTGATATTCATATTTAATAGAAATTGAATTGGTTAACACCCTATACATTCTTTCACCATCAACAACGAATTCATATTCGCTGCTAGGTGTAAAACCTACAAGGTCATTTTTATTAATACCGTTTTTCTGAAGCTCTCTGTCAACAAACTTTATTACACCCATCAAAGGCCTTTCAAAATTTGTGTCAAACTTATCTATTGATTCAATTGGCTTGACAAAACAATATCCTTTAGGTGCGCACCATTCTTTATTTCTTTTATAAAGAAATATTTGATCAGTGTCAACAAAATATTTATTTTCATTTAAAAACCCTGCTGAGTTTTTCTCGCGTCCCTTCATGTCATACCATCTCCTAAAGACATTGTGATGCAATATGACTTCATCACCTTTTTTAATATCTGTTTTCACTTCAACGGGCGTTTCAAGAACAACACCGTTTCTACTTACATATCTATGATCAGATATTTCGGTATTTAATATTAATTCTTTATTGCCTATAGATTTTTTATTATTGTATCTATCTTCTTTTGGGGCTATAATAAAATTAAATATACTTCGCATTAATATTCTAAGTTGTATTCTACAGCTATTCCCATGTTCTTATTAAAATCTTTCCATGGCAGCACATCGTTATTTTTTTTAATATATATACTATATTTATCGTCGACTTCAACTATATCACAAATAGTATGCCCTCCGTAGACCTCTTGACCCACGGAGTAATGCATAGCTTCATTTTTATAGTCTCTACCGATACTAATCTTCCTTATCAGATTCATCTTCTTCGGTTATTTCTTCGTAAGTCCCATCTTGAACATTGATAGATACTTTGCCATATGTTTCTTCAAGTTCGTCCTGGAGTTCTTTCAATCCATTCTGTAAATCAGAAGACTGATGTAATAAACCGTGCTTTTGAATTTCAATACTTCCTATTTGTGATTGGACTTGATTTAATTGCTTAATTAGTTCTTGTAGCTTTTCAAGCTCTTTCTTTTTAATTTTTGACATAATAATTTAATTTAATTGTGGTTAATGGTTATTCTTCGTTCTCTGTAGAGCTAGACGGAAGAAAAGATAATTCTTCTCCGGTCACCTCTACATTTGTTGGTGTAATTATTCTGTTAATATCTTCTTCAATAACAGAATTCATGTGCCCTACAGGATGCGCTGCTTGCGCCCATTCAATAACTTTAGCCTCGTTTAGATCCGCTAACGCTATAAATTCATCGCCTTCTTGAGGAGTGGCTAATGGGCAAGCTCCGTGAAATATAGATGAATGACCTGAATCAGCATCTGTCCCCGTGTAGTTAAAATTAACGTGTGTGATTACATTTGACAATCCGTCTAACGTGGGTGCTTTTTTCATAGCCGTAATCGCCCACTCGTAACTCATATTCATAATTTATAATTTATTGGTTATATATATGTTAAATAATCACTTGTTTTAATAATTATCTAAACTTCTAAAAAATAAACTCTCATAGTTCCCATGTTACTACCATACGCGCCATACGTAAAATAAAACAACGCATTACCACTTTGTGTTGTAATGTGGGTCCACTCAGGGCTTCTCAGCCAAAAGTTTTTATTTGGATTACCAGAACTACTAGTTTCAGCGTATACGTGCATACCGCTAAAAGGGCTTGATGTTAAACCAGTACTTCCAGAAGGAGTTCCGTTGCTTCTTCCAACCCATCTTCCGTAAGAACCTGTGTTAGTTCCAATGCTACCAAACGTTGTTGTTGTGTAACTACTTGAATTGTTTGTACTTGTTTCCCAGTTTCCATTTGAGGTAAAATCTGGGTTTAATTGTAATGCGCTAAACGTACTACCTCCAAAACCAGTAACCATTGCTTGCCATTGATTGCCGCTTCCAAAAAAATTTCCATACCAAGGCATCATTATGGTATCTAGCTGGAAGTCGCCTCTGAAGCTAGTTCCTGAAACGTAATGAAATACAGCTCTGACCGTTTTACCTTTAAAAGCATTAACGTTTATTGATACAGTTGTTGGTGTAGCTGAAGATGATGTGTGTTGCTGGCCGGTTATTGTTTGGAGTAACGTTAAAGCACTAACATCGTGATCATATCCTCTAAATTCACCCATACCATGAGGCGTAGAGCCATCTGGTTTAGAAGATGATGCAGAGTTAATAGCGTCAAATCCACCCGCGCCTGTGCTCATGTTTTTTAAACTAATTGGTGTAGGATAGCTAAACGTGTCCCAGTTAGTACCTGATTGGTTTGGATTTGGTATTGTATTGCTGTAGTCATTTAAATGTATTTCTTTAGCAATACCATATAAAGAAACAGAGCCAGAACTAGGAACCGCCATTGATTATAGATTTAAGTTCATCAATTTGTTTTTGCTGTTCTTGAACTGCCCCTATCAAAGTTGAAACAAGATGCTCGTAGTCAACTTGTTTATATAATGTATCATCATCATCTGAAAGTCTTGTATTCTCTCTTACTACTTCAGGAACAACTTTTTCAACATCTTGTGCTATAAGCCCAATTTCTTTTTTACCATCTCTACTACCATCTTTCCAAGAGTATTCTACAGGCTCAAGTTTAAGTATTTTGTCTAAGTTGTCTGTAGTTGGCTTTATGTCTGTTTTTAATCTTTTATCTGAAAAACTATAATATGCAATAACATCACTAGCAGCGTATACATCACCAGTTCCTAATACTCTAAATATTACGTTACCTGTGCCTGTAGTATTGTTACCTATTTCAAATTTTTCGTCTGTGTTATTGTTATTACTGTCAATATTTATTCTTAAATGGTGATAAGAGTTTATAGTCATATCATCTCCATAGCTATCTCCGTAAGTAGATCTTATAGAGTGGTGTGTGTTCGTTCCATAACTATCAGAATCCCAGGTAAAATATATACCACCCATTCTGTATATATTAGAATATTGACCATTTACAGATCTACCATAGAAATGTCCACGTGCTGTAACATTTGTTGATATATCAGCACTACCACTAACATATAATGCTTCTGTACTAGGAGATGTAGCAGATTCACCTTGCCCAATAGATAATGATGTAGCAACAGTTAGTCTACCATTAGTAGTTAATGACATTGCACCTTGTGCATCAGTATGAGAATTATCTCCCCACCAAAACCCTCTATCATCTTCATTGTTCATTTGGAATGACATAGCGTAGTCATTTAAATGTCCAAAAGTAAAGCCGCTCTTCATACCTATAGTATAAGCACTACTGTTCCAAACTCTTAATTTATCTCTTGTTTGGCTTGAGTTTCCGTCTATAAGCCCAAAATTATATCTAGTGCTATTAGCAAACAAATCACTAAACGTTCCAGAGGTTATTTTAGAAGCGTCTAAATTGGGGATCCTTGCTGTTGCAAACGTTCCTGAAGTAACATCTCCAGCTGCATGGGTATGTGAAGATGCTGCATAACTGCCAGCAGCTTGAGCACCTATTTCAGATAGGCTCCAACTCACGTTTCCTGATCCGTTTACTGACTTTCCGGTGCTTCCTATAGTTATAGTTCTAGCTGTTGTCCAAGTGTCTGCATTTGGGTGGTAACCCGTGTGAAAAACCTGCTGGTTATTAACGAGGAGTTCTTTATTGAAGTAGAAGTTAGGTCTATCAGTATAGATATGAGCGTGGCTAGTGTTAGCAGGCCCAAAATCTATATAACCGTCGTTTGTTTGATGTCTTAAACCACCCCAGCTATTTACAGAGTTTGCTGTTTCACCATCTATATTAGCCCATGTTAAATCGTGACTATCGTCATTTACAGTTGCTGTTAATGTTACGTTAGCAGAACCATCTATAGATACGGATCCACTTAAATCACCAGCTAATGTTATTGTTCTTGCTGTAGTCCATTTATCAGCTTCAGGATGGTAATCAACATGATACAGCTGTCTCCAGTTTTTCCAAGTATTTGCGCCGTTTTCTGAACTAGAATTATCCGTACCCGATCTAAAATAAAGCTCATTCGACCCACCATACCTAGAGGCTAATTGTATTCCTTTAGTGCGGTCGCCAAAATTTACAGCAAACATATAAGATGTTGGCCATGTACCCCTGTCCGTTTGAGTAGATCTAGTTGCTTGGTATATTGCATTTGCTGTTGATGCGTCTATATTATAATCTTCTTTTGCTTGATATAGATATCCATTTGTAGTTAAAGCTGCTCCTGCGCTACCTGGTTCAATATAGTATGATGTAGAATCTATGTCATAAAATCTTTGAGCGCCCATACCCTGGCTGCCGCTATCAACCTGCACTTTTTTAGTCCATGAATTGCTGTCAAAATCCGATCCTGCATAAAAAGTTAAGTCATTACCGTCATGATGTATAAGCCATTTGTTATCGCCAGCGGTGTTTCTTAAAGCCAAGGACGGATATTCACCCACTATAGATAGCTGCTCTCTAGAATAAAAACCTTGCCCCCAGTTGTCGGCTATTTTAACTGAACCAGTAGTTGTCTCTATGTCGCCAGCCACATGAAGAGGGCGTGAAGGATTTGTTCCAATACCAACATTACCG